TTATAGCTGGCTTTGATATTTTACTCCAAACTGCTTTCCATACGTTATATTGTTTTATCTGCTTGGGTAAATCACCAAACATTTGCTAAATCTCATGTGCGCCCTCTATTTTAAAAGTTGCTTCTGCCATTACCTATAAAGATGTTGCACTATCTTTTTGTTTTGTTTCTATTTTTAAAAATCTTTCTCGGTTAGATAAATTAGATCCCGCTATTTCATTAATGGTATGAATATAATAGTATTTTGTTTCCCCATGATTATCAAATACTACGCGATAAGCTAAAGTAGGGGCAACTGATCCATCCAAAAAAGTATCTAAATCTAAATTCCTTATATAAAAATTTACCTTTGTTGTCCCTGTAATTTTGTCGGTTTCATCCGTTTCACTTCCCCCATCCCATTCTGCTTTGGCCCAAACAGTCCGAAAGTCCGAATAGCCATCAATCTCAACCTCTCCATAACTATTAGCTACATAGATGGGATAGTCAATTGTAATCCTCCTATCAAGTTCTCCTATTGTCATACTGTTTGCACTTTATATTGCTCTAATAAATATTGAGCCGATTTTGGTAACTCGCTCGCTATCCTTCCTATAACCACCTCTTGCCTATTTTCGTACCAATTTCCAATAGTTAAAAGTACAGCTTGCTTGATAGCCGTTGGCACATCTGAAGTTGCTGCTCCATAACCTACAATGTACTTGCATTCTACCGCACTTATTCTATCTGCAAGTGCTGGAAAAGATTGATTGGGCTTTAACCCTATTCTTGCTGGCTGGTGTTCTAAGTCCTTTTGATAAACAGATGTCGCTAAAGTTTGTTGTGTATTATTGCTATCATAATATTTTATATGCACTACACTACTAACAGGGCTTTTAAATAAAGTAGATAAATCACTCCAATTATCTCCAAATTGATTTAGAGTTGTGTTTGTGAAATATCTATTTGTAAATATTTGTGCTGATTCTGTTGCTGCTTGCACTAAATCATCAATATAAGTATCGTCTGCACTTGTATCTACCTTTAAATGTTGCTTGGCTTCAGCAGTTGTTAATATTGCCGTTGTTGACGCTGTATCTACTGTAAAACTTTTAGCCATCTTCTTTTAGTTTAAAAAAAGGGGCGGCAGTTTATTACCACCCCTTCAATTATTAATTCTAACTATTATTATGCTTCAATTAAGTTAGCAAATGCAGTCGCATTTTGACAAGCATCCCCATCAAATAATCCGGTTACCACCATTCTCGGCTCGCAAGTATCAGCGTTTGTATATGGATCAAAAAGGAAATCTAATCCGCCAAATTGAGCAATGTGTACTTTAGAGAAATCTCCAAATAATACGTGCTCTTTTCCAGCAGCACCTGAATCCGCTACATTAGATGAAACAAAGGCGTACATTCCCCCAATTGTTTTATCTCTCATATCATAAGCAGCAGAAACACTACTCACCATATCAGAAACTTTAATAGCCGCATAAGCATCAGCATCCATTAAGTAAGCCATTCTTGCTCCTTCATAAGTTCCATCATTCGCAATGTAAGTGTTTTCCAAAATTGATGCAGTAGCTCCAGTAAAAGCAGCAACTGAACCAGCAGCAGCATCAGCAAATATTGACTCAGGAGCAGATGTTACATCAGCAGTATCAAGCAATGCAGTTTCCAAAGTGGAAGCCATATTAGCAGCAATATTACCTTGTAATGCAGATTCTAAAGATGGATTCTGTACGATTGACTCTTGGCTCATACTAACAACAGAGATTAATTTCTTTGGCGTTAAAGTTACAGCCGATAAATCTCCAGCAGATGCAACAGCAGAGCCACCAGTTTCAGCTATCCAAGTTGATGTAACTCCGGAAAATACTGGAAATTTCAAGTCGTTTATGCCACCATAAAAATTTGCTCCAGCAGAAGTTAATACTAAATTAGATTCTAACTGATCTGTAAAACTCATTGTTGTTTCACTATTAGAAGAAGATGTTGCCCAAGCTCTTGTTAAAATAGAAGATGGAATCCCTACTCCTTTATAAACTTGCCCTGTGTACCTTGCTTGGCTTCTTGCTTCTTGATCCATTTCTTTGTAAATCCCAGAAACATTACCGCTAAAAGCCGCTCTCATAGCTCCTTGAAACGTAAACTTTTCCAAGTCCTTATCCGCTTTTGGCTCAACAGCCACTCCAGATATTTTAGCTGATTCTCTTAATGTTTTTTCAAGTTTCTCAGCTCTTTTAATTTTGGTAGAATAATCATCTGCCTTTGCCAATAGGGCATCAACTGATGTATTTTCTTCCTCTGTTAAATCACGATTTTCTTCAGCTTCAGCAGTTTTTTGGATAACTTCCAATTCTCCTAAAGTTTCAGAACGCAATTCTTTTAGTTCTATACTTTTCATTTTCTTTTTTTTAATTATTATTAACTTCTTTTCTTTAATTCAATCTTTAACTTTAGTAAGCTTCTTTTTACTAAATCTTTTTCTTGCCTTTTATTTTCTTCTTTTTCTTTATATGTAGCCAATGAGCGTTGTGCTAATGTTAAATCATCTGCATCAGGATAAGCTGGATAAGTTACGCAGCTGCAATCATAAAGCTGTTTTACCTTGTTAATAGTTCTAACTTCCCCATCCTCAGTTGTTTCCCAAGAATCATCCTCAATTGTAAATGCGAATGAGCTTTGAGTTATATCGCCTCGCTCCATTGAAATTATTAGATCTCTCCCATAAGTTGTATCAGGCACATCAAAAGAATATTGTAATCCCTCATCTGTTTGCTCTAATCTTAGAGTACCGCTTGTAGTTCTACCTAAAAGCAAATTAGGGTCATGATTAACTAATGCCCTTACATCATCATTTAAAACATCTGAGAATGCATTTTCTGCTATGATTTCTCGGAATCCACCGAGATCGCTTGAAAGCTGATTAAACACAGCAGCATGTCCTGTTATGGTTGTTGAGCCATCATCTCTTTTTTCAGTTCTGGTATCAATATCGAAATATCTTTTTTCCATAGTTATATTTTTAGTCCAAATATCTTTTACTTCTTTTTGTAATGGTTTGTTTCTTTCTGTATCATAAAATAAAGAATCTTTATCCTCATCAATAATATCAAGGAGTTTGCCAGCAGCTTCAAAAATATCAGTTAAATTAAATCTCCCTGCATATTGCCTTACTGCAATAAGGGCTTTACGATAAACTTTCCCATTCTTTCCGTAAGGGTAGCCATAATATCCTTTTGTTTCACTATCTGCTCCTGTATCAATACCTAAAAACCATTTGCCATAGTTACCCCAATCATCATCTCCAAGTAATTCATTGCCATCAGCAGCAGTAAAATCCCAATCGCCTGTATCTACCTTTCCAGCTTTTACCAAAGCTAAAGCATTATCATATCCTTTAGAGTTTAATTTATTAATATCTCGGCTTTCAGATGATTCCTCTGTTTCATCCTCCTCTCTATCTTTTTCGTAAACGATAGTGTAAGTTTCATCATCTTCTGTTACTGATATGATATGTCTTTTGTCTATTTCCATTATTTCTGAATATTCATTATCATCCTCATTATCTTCTTCAGCTTCCTCTTGGGTTTCATATTTGCACTCTCCTGTTTCTCCCCATTTCCATTTTCCGTTATCACATTCTTCTGCTGGCATATTATAAGTTTTGTATTTTTGTTATATTGAGTGGCAAGTAAAGCTCATCCCCATCTGCCACGCTATTTAGATTTTCTTTTCTTCTAATTTCATTGATAGTCATATAGCCATTATTTATTCCTGTTTTATAAGCATCAGTTCTATCTTTTATATTTCCTCTTAGCAAGCCGTTTACATTCCATTCAACAAATAGCTTTCCTTTTTCATTTGTCTTAAATAATTTTCTATTCATTTCGCTCTCCATTCTCCTTATGTAAGGCATTAAAGTATAAGTAACATAGCTTTGGCTTAATGATTCGATATTATTAAATGAACTTTTGCTATGCTCTTGCAACATAAAAGTCGGAATATTAAACATACGGGCAATTTCAGTAATTGAAAAGATCCTGGAGGCCAGGAACTGGCTCTGCTCTGGGCTTATAGTAATGGGCTTAAAAGACAGCCCTTCTTCAAGTATTGCAGTTGATTGAGCGTTTTGTAATTTATTATAAGTATTTGAAAATGAGTTCCTTAATCTTTCTATCGCTTCCTCACTTAATGCTCTATCTGTTTCCAATACCCCGCTTAATTTAGCTGAGTTGGTAAAATATTTTGAACCATACTCCTCAAGGGCCATGCCCCATCCAATAGCGTTTGCGTTTTGCGTAATTGGGCTAAGTCCTAATATTCCATCTTGGCTTACTCCTTTAAAATGCAAAACATCATAATCATCAAGAACTGCATTGCTATTTTGATTATGATAAAAAATCTGCCCCTCATTAATTTTAACTTGAATATCTTGAGCATTCAATGGTAGTAGTTCTTGAGGTGTGCCCCCTCCATTTCTTACTATCTGCACATAGGAATTACCAGATAGGCACAAATCCATCATAATCTTCTCAAAGAACGCTACCGAACTCATGTAATAATTTGGCTCATTATGTACTAAATTATACACTGCATTTTTGGATGCTAATTTTTTATCGCCATTTGGTTGGCGTTCATAAACATTTACAGGCAGAATGCTTATTGATTCTGAGAGTAATCTAACTGCACTCCAAACAGCTGTAAAGGTTAAGGCAGAAGATTTGCTAACAGAAACACCGCTACTTGCATTTCTACTAATACTGCTCATAGC